TCACCAGCGTATCCAGAGAGCTCTTATCCTCTGTGAAGTCATACCCACATGAACATATGCAGTTGAGCGGGAACGTCACCCAACCGCCTGAGAATTGGTTCTGGCGCGCTCTGATCTCGTCGCGCAACTCCTGGTCATTGCCGATTCCGTTCAGCATAAAATCACTCCATCGATTAAAGATATTGTTTTACATACCGATAGTATCTGTTATATACTTATCGTATTCGATAAGGATGAGGCATTTAATCCAACTTGTGCGCCTCGCATCCCGCAAAGCACTAAACCGGAGAAGCAAAATGATCGGCAACATCGAAATCAAACCAATCCACTCAAGCGTTCAGCATGAGCCAATTAAGACAATTCCTGCGAGCGAGATTTCTTTCTCTGAGTTAGCAGAAAACTCTCAGGTTGAGTATCGCGGAGGCTATGCGGTTGCAGCTGCATTGCTTTGTGGCAACGTTGTATACACCCCTCTGTACCAGTACAAGCTCGTTGCAGTAGTGGAAGAACGAACTCTCGAGCAGGCATTTAGCAAGCCAATCGAGGGAGTAAATGAAATCTTTGAGCAGTTAGTTGCGAACACCACGAAGTAAACCCAACACTTAGCCCGCGGAAGCGGGCTTTTATAGGAGATCGAGCATGGCAACTTACTACGAATGCAAAAAATGCGGCGGCACAGGCATTGTGCTCGGCTGCAAGCATGTGCTCGGCGGCACTTGCTTCTCCTGTAACGGCACCGGCAAGAAACGCCGTGTCAAAAAAAACAAAGTTGTTTCTCAGGTCTGGCAGGTCTCTTGCCCTGCTGAGGGCTTCATCTACGATTTACTCCACAAGACGCAGGAGGAGGCTCAGGGCTTCGCATCACAAGTCGCTGAGATGCACTTGCACCCCGTCGTGGTCACTCCCCGGGAGACATACAAAATCATCACTGAGCCCGTGTAAACGGGCTAGGGCATTTATTCCGAATTGTGCGCCCTGCATACCGCGAAGCACTAAACAGGAGACCTACCATGGCAACACGCGCAACATACGGCTTCCACGCATCTGGTAAGCCCGACATCACGATCTATATACACCACGACGGCTATGAGATAGGCGCCGGCACTTATGTTGCCAACGCCTTCGCCGAGGGCGGTGAAACCCGCAATGATTACTTCACAGTCGAATCGTTTATCAGAGCGAATGACCGGGCTGAAATCACGCGATCGCACGAGTACCACAGTGACACTGAGTATCGGTACGACTTCTTCCCGACCGATCACCCGGGCCACTCAGACTCCGGTATCATCACGCTCGATAGCACTGTCGTTGTCAGCAAGCGCTTCGGATGGAGCGAGGTCACTTGGTCACAGACCGAGTTCACCGTGCGTGAGTTTCTGCTCGGTTTCGGGCAGGTTCCCACCGTGCAAGCCATCGAACCGGAGGGCTATGCGGCATGAACTATCTCGTTGCAATCGATCTTGTAGAGGGCTCTTCGGAGCCCGACTACCCTGAACAGATAATCGAAGCATGGCAGTTTCTGCATGATCACGGAGCCGCCTACACCCTTCAAGGCTGGTATGGTCGCAACATTACCGATCTACTCGAAGCCGGCGTAATCAGTTAATATATACCCGAGGTATCAAGATGAAGAACGTTAAAAACCAATCACCAAAGGCCGCACAACTTTTAGTCGATGAGGCACTGAGCTTAGGCATAAAGGCCGAGATCATTGAGAAAAGTAAACCAAGCACCAGACGTTTCAGCTTTCTGGGATCAACTGCATCGCCACAAAAGGTCGTCAAATTGAATGGCATTCGTATGTCACTCGGTCAAGCGCGACAGTACATCTCAGCTCGAGCATAAATCTGCGGCCCTCCGGGGCCGTTTTTACCCATGCCCAAGAAGCCAATCATCAATCCAATCGATCATCCTGAGCTATACGCTGCAAAGCTCAGACGCCTGGACCGGAAGATCGCCGCTCTGATTCACGAGTACCGGCTTGAAGGCCCACTAGGCCTAGCACAGCCGCCGGTAGAATACCTTGGTCCACTAGCTGACGAACTCGCGGGATCCCGCCCTCTGCAAGAGCCCGACGAGTCTGAATCAGAATAGCGTTTCTCGTTCCAATCTCTGGAAACTCATCAATTAACGATTCATCAAGCCTTTCAAGCGCAGGAGCTCTGTTTTGTGCCATGCGGCTCAACTCTTCTGCCCTGCCCGACTGCTCGATGGCAGGTAGATATGAGCTTGGTTGATATGCCTCAAAACTTCCCACTAAGTCGCCGCTATTTACACCAAACGTTGGAGTGGCATCAAATTCTGTTTGGGATAACTCCTTAACTCTCTTTTGCCACCCCTGCGCGACCTTTTTCGAATCGGTTGGATCGATACCACTGCGCGTTGCCCAGCCCGACAGGTCATCAACGACCAAGAACCGGACTCCATCCCTTGCATTTACAGGAATGATCGCGCCCCCGAACTCCTCGTCTAGCTGAGTGCCGATTGTTACCATCTCACCCTGCGTTGGAGCCCTGCCTAGAGGCACTGCAGCCGCATTACGCTCTGTTACGCCGCCGGTCCGTATAAAGTTAAACCCAACAGACTCTTGCCCTCGCAACAGCCCTTGAGTCGCCGCAATGCCGCGCACCAACCGATCGGATCCAGGGTCGATTTGATTTGAGCCTTTACCCGGTGCAGCCAATATCTGCATCACATCAGCTGGGGCTGATTCACCCTTGTAATATCCGAACCCAGGAACAGTTTCTCGAGTCAAAGCACCAGCCTCAAGGGAAACAAGGTCTTGCCCAGCAGGATTAGACAGCAGCCCTCTCTGGCCCTCTTGTAGCCTCTGAGCAAGCATAGGGTTAGTTTGTGTGCCGGCTAAATGATCGAGCCCTTTAGCAGCCTCAGATTCTACATTGATGTTTGCCGTGAGCGGATCAAGCTCATCGCTGAAGTCTCGCGCAGCCTTTGAAACATCAATATTTTCAGCTTCCGACTTCGTTGTGGTCCACACCGAGGCCTGTACTTTTTCGGGAGTCCAGTTTGTTTGACCCCCAATCTGATTCTCGTTAGCCCAATCGACTAGATTATCGATCTCTTTGTCCATGAACCTGTGCTGGGCTTCCGTAAGACCCCGGCTAAACTCAGTGCCATCTGGATTCTTGTAACCAAATGCCCGGCCCATCCAAATATCGTTGGTTGGCCGAGTCGCACTTTCCCCAGGCTTCACGTTCAACGCCTCGTAAAAAGGACCAGTTTTCGGACCTAATTCTGTTGGCTGTCCACTCTTGAGTCTTTCAATATTTGCAGCTGCGGCTGTTGGGAATCGGCCCGTGTTAATTTGATCGCCGGTGATTGCCTGGTTGTATCCTCTCACCCCAAACACTTGATTGGCTGGAACAGAGGCACCTTGTGACGTAACAGCGATCGTGCCGGTGTATAAATCTTTGTACCCTTGCCGACCGCCAGTTAGAAATTCTGCGCTTTCTGAGCTCTGTTCATACCAATCTCTGCCGATCGTTCCGCGTGACAAAGAGTTTCGAAGTTTACGCCGAAGTCCTCCAAGGGCTTGCTCAGAAGCGATTGCATCTGGAGCACCTCGATACTTGCCGGTGGTCCCAATTCGATCTGCTACATCTAGCTCGCGCGGAATGTTTATTGAGATGTCTGGTGAGAACGGATCCGACAAAACCGGAGTCTGAACTTCATCCACGTTCCGAGACAGTGCTCGGCCAGCCCGGTTTACTGGACCCTGCACAAAAGGGAATGCCGCGCCCAAAGCACCTAAGCCTGTTAAGGCTGTTCCGGTGACTAGATCACCTCTGCCAAACGCTGCACCCGCATCACTAACCATCAACGCATCGCCTGTTCCAGGCAACATCTCAGCGATTGCCATAGCGTTACGAGATCCCTGCCGACCAAAGACATCTCCGGTAGACATTTCCATGCGATCACGCAGATTTGGCCTTACCGGCGTCATCTCTTGCGGTCGACGTTGGGGATAACGACTAAAACGGTCTGGACTTAGCGCAGCCTCAAGGGCCGCAAGTTGTTCTGGCGATAGATTATCTAATCGGGGATCCCTTCCAAACGCAGAGCTAAATTTCGAAGCCATCAGTAGCTATCCACGTTGCATATAATCGAGCTCGGTCTGGTAACTGAGTTGCGTAAGCAGAGTTCGGATAGATCTCAGCAGCCGCAGCGGTAAAGTTACCTTCCTCAAGATTTTTGATGCAATTCTTAAAAAGTCGGAATTTTGTGATCCCTACGTTATAAACAAATCCTAGCAGGGCTGTTCGCCTGGCATCTGATAGTGAAGCAAACCAAGGGAACTCATCGAGCTCCCGCTCTACCCTGGCTACATCGTTTTGCAGCATGATCTCAGCTTCTTCTCTGCTGACACCGAGCGATGTTAAATTTCTGCCATATCCGATACTGGTATTCCCAACGTCATTATACGGAAGCGCAGAAAAGCCTTCCGCTTCACGCAGATGTTCGAAAATATTCATGGGGGAAACTCAAGGGATAAAGACCGCAGAATAGAAAAATCGTATCAAAATACTGCAGAAATATACAGTGTATCTTCAGTTTATTTTTTTTCTACGGTCGAGGATCTGCAGTGTACTAGCGATATTTTTATACGCTTGGTTTAAGTTGTTTTCAAACTCTCTCAACCGTTGTCCAATTTTCGAAGCGCGGTCTTTATTGTTGTAGGTTCGATTGTTATCGCCGAGCCCAAGATAGTAACGCCGGGCAATGATCGCCATGGCTCTATCAGTCTCGAGCTCTTCAAGTGCAACCTGGATGTCTGCAAACTTTGCATGCCTGGTAACCTGGCGATCGACAAACTGCTCCAATCCACTGGGTCTGTGCTGATCTTGGAACGACCCACGATACAGCATGAACTTTGCCAACATTGATTCTGACGGCCAACCGACCTCACGCTGCGCGATCTGGTCGATCCAGATATCCACTAGGTCATTGATGCGCTCTTTATCAATAGCCATCTTCTTGCGTGGGCCGCAGCTGCTCAACTTTTTGCTCGGCTTCCTTAACCTGTATCTTTAGATCTGCGTAAATGTCCAATGCTTCTGCGCGGGTATATTTTTTTACTTGCCGGCTCATCTCCAACATCTCTTCAACAAAGTCCTCGCCATACATGTCAACCATGTACTGCCGGTATTTGAGAACAGTGGTCGCGCGCTGCATGCCGTATTGATTCTCATATGGCGTTTGAGGATGGATGTTCTCCTCCATAAGTTTCGTACCGAGTTTTCCGCGCTCAATGAAGTGACCACCTTGCATCTCCTTCCAGTGCTTTTTCACGCCAGAGGTCACACAGGTACAGAAACCGTTACTGTCCGCAGCTTTTAGCCTGACAAGTTTCTGCATGAGAACCGCGCAGTCATCAATTATCTTCGCAACAGTCTTCGGCTTGCGCTTCGATTTTTTCAACGGCTTTTTCAATTCTCTCTAACCATCCTTGGATTTTACTTTCGAACTCAAAAACCTCTTCATCACCGAGCTTTATTATTATCTCCATCAGCAAGGCTCTCCTTCTCATCGGTGATCTGTGTGTTCCAAGTCACCTTGTCTGCGTAGTTGTCGAATATGTTTTCGATGTATTGGTAAGCTACCCCGACACTAAACAGCCGGGTAACCGGCAGGTATTCCATTGCTTGCAGCTTTTTGTCGTAGTGCCAATCACGTAGATTCCTGTCGTAAAACTCTCTGAACTGTGGGTCTGAGTCACGCAGCAACTTAATGCCAATCGTCAGCTTGCACTCATGCTTCGCATGGTCCACATCATTTCCGTAAAGCTGTTTGGCAATTGTTCGGTACATCAGATGAATCAGCTTGTTCTGTCGCACCGAACGTGACCTGGCGTCCTCTGCATAAACCATGACTTTACCGAACTTGTCTAAACGGTCATAAACAAACTCAGCAGCCTTTCCAATATCTTCTACTGTGTCCACCACAACATAAGCACCGTGCTTCACAGGTCATGCCCAAAGTGCATGCGTTCTGCTGTAGACGTTGGGATAAACTGCCGGTTGTACAACCACAGAGCAATAGTCCCCTCCCAGGGCAAGTGTCGGTTTTTACTGCATATGATCCGGGCGTCAGGTCTTTGCAGATACTGCTCGTCTTCATCACTTAGCACCTGACCTGCTGCTTTGAGCTCTCGGAGTTTGTCTTTGTGCTTGTCTGCCCAAACGATACATAACACGCTGGCTAGTTGTGAGTAGCTCGAGCTTCCAAGTAGATCGAACCGAGTCGGCATGTAATCATCACCGCCCTTCGCCGGCTTTCTGGTGTGATGTACGATAGCGATGTGGACGTTAAAAGCCTTGGCAAGTCTCACAAACATCCGCATGATGTCACGCTCAACCGAGGTCTCTTCGCCTACCCCTTGTATCATCTGCAGACAATCAATCACGATCAGCTTGGCTTCGTAGTCGCGCGCCATCTTGACCACAAGAGCAAACGCCTCGATCGCAGGTAGGTCACCATGGTGATCGTACAGGAGCAGCTTGCCGTTACCCCAAGTCGCAAATTTTTTCTCGAGCTCAATCGACGGGCTCTCACTTCCAGTAGCAACTGAGGTCAGTAAAGATATTTGGTGCCGTATCGGCATCTCAAAACTTGCGATCCCGGTCACAGTATTTCGCGCGGCAAATGCAGCGATCTGTGAGACCAGTGTTGATTTACGATGACCGTCGATTCCAGCCCAGATACTTACGGCACCATGCTGCAGGATAAGTTTGTCGTGGGTTTTGGACCATGGCAGCTCGACCCCTTCGAGTGTCGGATCCTCGTCGGTGATTTGATCTTGATAACGTTCGATCCAATTGACCTTGTGCTGAGTTTTCTCTGCAAGCACTGCATCGAGCGTGTCACGGTCAAAGTCAGACACAGAGATGCGGTCCAAGATCACAGGTAGAACTCATCGGTTTTTGTTTGTTGCTGTTGCCATGACTCCCACGCTTTGTTTTTTAGAACGCGGGATACATGCTGAAATGGCGGTTCCCAGCCTGTCTTTTGTGCCTCGGTTTTACGATTCATCTCCGCTTTCAGTCGGTCAATCAACCAGGTCACATCGTCGCTAGACATGCTGAGTTTCTTGAACTCTTTGTATGCTTCTTGCTTGGTACCCTTGCTTCCGAACGTTGGGTCAAACGTATTCCACAATCGCTCAAAGTCCGCAGGGTAATTTTGGGTTTTTCTAAACTTTTTCTCTCCAACGTTATTGTTAGAGTTATGTTTACTGCAAGATTCTTGCTGCTTAATTCTTGCTGTATAAATCTTACTATCTAGATTTAATCTTTGCACAGACCGTGCCAGGTCTACCGCACTAGACTTATCGCAATCCGGTGACATACCGCGCTCGATATTTGGGGGCTCGGTTTCATGTGAAACAGGCAGGTATGAAACACCGTCAAAATGACCCTGTGCATTTACCCGCTTTATCTCTCTAATGAGATTCTGATGTAGCAAGTAACGCCGTGCTCTCCAATAAGCACTCTTGCCCATCTTGAAGTGATCCCTGACTTCTTGCCCACTAACAGCCTGTCCCGCAGGTTTACTGAGAAGCATTACAAGAAACGCCAAGGCGTTTGGGTCGGTAATATTTAATATGCTGTGAGGCACACTAATTGGCATAGCTACCGTCCGGTTGTTGTCGATATCCGTTTCTAAAAAGTCTATCGCTCGCAGCAGACACGAGTCTGCCATCTTTGGCACCGATCTCCTTTTTGTCCTTTAGTTGCTGTCGATACAACGCCATCACCAAAGCGTCATTCGATGGATCGTATTTGCGTCGAACACCTGGTTGTCCAAACAAATCTTGCCAGTTTAAATCCAGTGCCTTCAGGATGCTGTGAACTGAACACCCAGCATGACAAAAGAGCAAAGTCCCCTTGTCAC